CAGCCCGTTGATAAGACGGTCAAGTTCGAACGAATCACCTCTGATAAAATCAAGATGATTGACAAGTTCTTTGGCAAGCGTCTTTACTAATTTGTATATTATTAAAATTTCAAAATAAAATGGCAATTTCAGTTGCAACTTTAGATTGGGGCAACCGCACCCCCGACCTCTTTATCGATACGATGGTAAAGAGCGCCAAAGTGTTGGACCGTTTCCGTCTTATCGACGGTGTTAAGTCGAAAGTACAGGTTCCCATCTTTGATGCTACCCTGACCTTCGGTAACGACCTGTGTGTATTTGACCCCCAGTCTTCTGCCTCTATCGATGAGAAGGAGATGACGGTTGAGACCTACAAGTGGGCTTTCTTGAACTGTAAGGATGTCCTCGAGGCTACCTACCGCTCAGTATTGCTCAAGCAAGGTCAGCACAACGAAGAGACTATGGACGCTCAGTTCAAGGATTGGGTTTTCGATTACTTCGCTAAGCTGTCTGCTCAGAAGGCTCTCGAGCTTGCCGCTACGTCTTTGACGACCGAGCTGGCTGCCGACACCGCTGTTCTCGACTACGACACCAATGCTGCTTTGACCTCTGCTAACATCCTCGACAAAATGAAGGGTGCTTACCAAGCTATGAGCGCTAATATGTTGGCTGCCGTTTACGGTGACGCTGACCGTCAGTTGAAGCCTGCCTTCTTTATGGGAACTGCTGCTGTTCAGCACTACCAAATCGCTATCGCTGGTCTTTACACTACGACTGCTCAAGGTGTTGTTGAAGGAAACATTCCTGCCTACTTCGGTATGGAAATCATCCACTTCCCTTCACTCGCTGCTAACGAGTTCTTCATCTCTGCTCCGGAGAACATCGTTATGTTGACCGACGACTACAATGACGTTCGCGCCATCGATATGAAGTACGAATCTGAGCTTTCTAGCGACAAGATTTGGGGTCAGTTCAAGCTGGGCTTCTCTTACCTGAAAGGTGAAGAAATCGTTTACGCTAAGAACTTCGCTTAATAAATAACCGAGGGGGGCGAAAGCCCCCTCTCACTTAAAACTATATAATAAAATGGGATGTGCTGTTGATTTTACTGGCCTTTCAGTTTCTTACGCTTGTGGCTCAATTGCCTCAGGTGGTTTGAAGACCGTATACCTTGCCGACAAATCAGAACTCGATGGTCTTGTTAGCGTTTCTGGTGGAGCCGTTACTCTTAACGTAACCACTACGCTTAAGGCTGCTCTGATTGCCGCTGGTAATGACCTGCTCGAGCTTGGATTTAACAACAAAGACGGATTCTCTAACTTTACCGACGTTAAGACGGTGAACGCTGACGGTTCTGCTTCTGTTGTTCCTACCATCACTATGGAATTCTTGCGTATGGACTCTGCTAAGCGTAACGCTCTTGAGGAAATCGCTACTCCGGGTGCTGAAATCGTAGCTTTCGTTGAGACGGCTGCTGGAACCAAGCACTTGGTTGGATTTGACTTTGGTTTGTACGCTGGTACTGTAGATGGTGCTTCAGGTGCTGCTCGTACCGACAAGAACCGTTACCAGTTGACCCTCGTTGGAGAAGAGAACGTACTTGCGTACACTATCTCCGACACCGAGTGGGCTGACCTCGTGTAATTTGATTAACCCCAAACTTGGGGAAAGGGAGGGGTTTCCCCTCCCTTTTTTTATTACCTTTATTCTATGAAACTGATTCTGAACGGACAAACCAATGAGCTGTCATTTGTGAAAGCTCCTGCGATGGCAGACATCCCATTCACCATTAAGCTGACAAAGATTGTCGGTGGACAGGAATATGTGTTTGACAACCTCTACGACAAGTACGAGTTTGATGTAGCCAAAGACTTCATCGGCATCGACCTCAACATCGCATCACAGGAAGTTCCCGGTGGCGAGTACAAGCTCGAGATTTATGACGACTTCCGCACCTACGGCAAGTATGTGTGCTTGGTAGAAGATTACACTTTTGAGAACTCTGACAGCACTGAAGAGTTATTTACCACTACAGTTAAGATAAGTAACTTGTAAATTATTGTAAAAGATGAGCATTTTCGATAAGGTTGTTGACTTCTTTGCTTCCAACACTTTTGTGGTTGCGAAGGACAGCAACATTGTAACCAACCCGCTCGAAAAATCCATTGAAAACCTTGAGAGCCGTTACGCATTAGGCAACACCAATGTTGGCGACTACATCAAGTTTGGATACGGTGATGACTTCCCGGTTCTTCTTCAGCGTATGTACAACCAATCACCTGTACACGCTGGAATCATCACGAAGAAAGCAAAGATGGTTGCTGGTAACGGACTGCTCTACAACGTAGATGCAGCGTTCAAGGCTCCAATCAAACGAGCAGAACTGAAGGCGTTTTTGGCTAACTGCGCTGGTAAGTCTCAGGGTCTGTACGAGCAGATTGTACACGCTGCCTTCCAGCAGGAGCTTAACGGAGCGTTTGCGTTCTACATCAAGTGGAACAAGGACCGCAACAAGCTTATCGAGTTCAAGTCTCTTGATGTGAAAGGTGTGCGTATTGCAGAGCCGGATGAGAACGGTCGCATCACGCACTACATTGTACGCCGTAAGTTCGGTAAGGGCGATGTGTCTATGCAGCACAACCAGCCCAAGAAGATTGCTGCTTTTGATAAGTTTGGCAAAGACCAAGAGCAAATCCTTTATGTCAAGAATCCGTACAGCAACAATTACTATTACGGTGTGCCGAACTACATTTCAGCGTTCCATTTTATCAGTGCGGACTACGAATTTGGTAAGCACATTCGTAACTCAGCCGCAAACGGCTTTACTCCGAAAGTTCTCGCAACATTCGTTGGACGTAATATGTCTAATGAGCAGAAGAAGCTAGAGTTCGATAAGTTCAAAGCTTCGTTTGTTGGTGCTGAAGCAGAGACGGTAATCGCTTCTTGGGTGAAGAGCAAAGAAGATGCGCCCATCTTTACTCCGCTGGATGTAAGCAACCTTGACAAGACCATTGACATCCTTAGCCGCCTTAATGACGCTAAGATTCTTACTGCCCACAACGTAACCTCACCAACCCTTTTTGGTGTTATGGTTGCTGGTAAGCTTGGTGGTACTGGTAACGAACTTGTTACGGCATACCAGATTTTCCGCGCTACGGAGACCCTTCCTAACCGAGCCAACATTATGGATTCGGTGAACCGAGTTCTGACCACGGTTGGATACGACAAGATTGACCTGTCTATCATCGAAGAGAAGATTGACCTCGAATCAATCAAAGGAGCAAACATTAACGACATACCTGCCGAGCAATGAGCATCGTAAAAGTTATCTTTATCGACGACAACTACGTTTACCAGAACTACCCGCTTCCTAAGAAGCTGGACCGTTCTTCTTTGTTGTCATTGATTATGCTTGAGCAAGTGACCTCTATCCAAGACCTACTTGGAACTGACTTGTACGAAGACCTCGAGCAAAAGGTGTTTGATGAGGACTTGACTGAAACAGAAGCTGGCTTGTTCAAGCTCGTTAAGTACGCTCTTGCACTTTACGTTGTGCGCAGCGCTATCGCTACGATTCGCACAGCCGTAGGCACTACAAAGGCCGAAGAAAGAAATTTAGACCAATATGCCCTCGATGGAATCTCAAGCGGGCTGGACTCTAAGATTAGTTACATCAATCAGAGGATTGTAAATTACATCAAGGGTGATGCAACGCTTCTTGCGCTTGCTCAGTCCAGCACTAATGATTTGTTCAACGAGGAGGATTCGCAGCAGTCTTCAGTATACTACCCGGTATACCCAATTGAAGGCGATTGCGATACTAACGCATAAGGTCTATGATAGAGAATCTGTTTACTTTTGTCCGAACGCTGGGCAATCAGCGCATTGAAGGCAAGAAGTTCTTCGTTACTCAAGTCGGTCTGCTTGGCACTGTTAGCGATAACACAGGGTCAATTGGTACTGCCGGAAAGGTTCTCTCATCTACCGGAAGCGGTGTACAATGGATTACCGTTGGTAGCAGCAACGTACAAAACCTAAACGACCTCACGGATGTAGTCATCAACACTGCCGTAGAGGGCAATTTGCTGCGATATAACGGCACTTCGTGGGTTAACTGGGCACCTAACTTCCTGACAAGCTACGGCTCGTTAAATGACCTCTCTGATGTAACGCTGACAACGCCAGTTAACGGCTCTCGACTCGTTTACGTTCACAGCACTGGTAAGTGGGTTGATGCTGCCCCGCTTGCGCTAAACAAGATTTACTATGGAACTGCGCTCGGAGATTCGCAAACTTCAACTGTTGTAACAAACGGAACTCGACTCGGGGTCGGCACGCTTGCTATGGCAACCAACTTAACCGTTGGTCAAGTAGACATCACTGATGGACTTATCGGAAACGGTTCTGTTCACATCGGCGGAGTAAACGACAACGATACATACCTTCTCGCTTCAAACAACAAGATTCAAGTTGGAAGTCAAGAGACTGAAGTTATTCCCGGAGAAGAAGGTGGAGCAGAGGGTCAAGAGCCTCAGACGCAAACAACATTTACGCCAGCAACTTTAAACATTCAGCCGCTTGGAGGTCAAACAGTTTTTGGTGGTTTGGTTACGGCTACTGGGTTTAAGACCCCAACTGGAATCAAGAAACAAATACTTCTGGCTGACGGAACTGTTAGCTCTACAAATGGAGCAACAAGCGGTCAGATTCTTCGATGGATTGAGTCTGGCGGCATTGGTCAGTGGATTGCTGATGATGAAGGAGTTTCAGGCATTCCAAGTCTTCAGGATGTAACAGATGTAGGTAGCACGACAACCGACACAATTACAGCTGGTGGATTTTCTACGGCTGGCTCAGTAACTGCTGCTGTAGTAACTGCCCCGCTTATCGAGCGCGAGGGTGTGCTGACCATCAATAGCGAAGAGCAGGTAGACCAAGGTGAGCCTAATCCAAATCTGTTATATGTCTCTTGGCTTGGTGACAATAAGTTTGTTGTTAACGCAGACGGATATGCTATTGCAAATACTGGCTTTAAGGTTCTTGGTGGAACCGCCTCTGGATTCCTCAAGGCTAACGGAACGATTGACACAACCACATACCTCACTTCATACACAGAGACTCAGACACTTGATGCGGTAACTGATTTAGGAAATACAACATCAAACACAATCACTGTTGGTGGTATTACTGCACCTGAGCTTAACTATGGTGGATTACTGACCATTAATGCAGATTCCGATGGTGGTCTACAACCACAACAAGGAGACCCAGCTGTTCCTGTATTGTCTTTTGAATGGGCTGGAAATCAAAACGGTTACATTGATACCGATGGCAAGATTACATTCAATGGCTTTAAGACTCCGACTGGAACATCTTCTGGATTCCTGAAGGCCAACGGAACAGTAGACACAAGCGTCTACATTACCGGAATAGACTATCTTGACGACATTGCTGACGTAATTCTCAATAATCCAGCTAACGGCGATGTGTTAATGTATGATGGTGGCGAGTGGATAAACGCCCAGATTCAAACAGACTACACATCAAAGGTTCAGCACGAAGTAAAGGCTGGCGTTGCAATTGCAAAAGGTCAAGCAGTTTACGTTACCTCTGCTGACGGAACAAATATGATTGTTGGCCTTGCATCCAACGCAAGCGAAGCCACATCATCAAAGACAATGGGTCTTGCGCTAACGAGCGCAGCAGTAAATGGTAAGTTCTTTGTTGTAACGGAAGGACTTATTGATGGCCTCAATACAGCATCAGCTACGGCTGGTCAACCTGTTTGGCTTGGAGCAAACGGAAACCTAATCTTTGGGTTAACCAACAAACCAGTTGCCCCGGCGCACCTTGTGTACCTTGGCGTTGTTACTCGCGCAAACGCAAACAACGGTGAAATCTTTGTTCACGTTCAGAATGGATTTGAACTCAACGAGATTCACGATGCCCTAATCACATCTCCGACCGTAGGTCAGCTTCTTCGCAGAGATAGTGATGGACTTTGGAAGAACTGGACACCAGACTACATTACTGCCAGCAGCTCTGATGTATTAACAAACAAAAGAATAGAGTTATCTACGGGCATTACTGCTGCAACAGCGATAGATTCTCTAGACCCATTC